TATTCGCGCGCTTCACCCGGGCGACGATCATTATGGGCTGGGCTGCCTCGATGCGGCGATCGGCGCGGCGAGCGTCCACAATCGCGCGGCCACGTGGAACAAGGCGCTGCTCGACAATGGCGCGCGGCCGTCGGGGGCGCTGGTCTATGACGCGGGGGATGCGTCGCCACTGTCGGGCGAGCAGTTCGAGCGGCTGAAGGAAGAGCTGACCGAGCAATTTTCGGGCAGCGCCAACGCGGGGCGGCCGTTGCTGCTCGACGGCGGGTTGAAGTGGCAGGCGATGAGCCTGACCCCCGCCGACATGGATTTCGCGGGGCTCAAGGAAGGGGCGGCGCGCGACATCGCGCTCGCGTTTGGAGTGCCACCGGTGCTCGTCGGGCTGCCCGGAGACGCGACCTACGCCAATGCGCGTGAGGCGGGACGGGCCTTGTACCGCCAGACGGTGCTGCCCATGGCGCGGCGGATCCTGGCGGGGCTGAGCGAGCTGCTGAGCGACTGGGGCGAACCGGTGCGGTTCGAGGTGGATAGCGACCTGATCAGCGAACTGAGCGAGGACCGCGGGCGGCTGTGGGCGCAGGTCAGCGCAGCGGACTGCATCACCCGCGCCGAGAAGCGCGATATGCTGGGCTTCGCGCCAGAGGGGCAGAAGGGGGAGGGGAAGGCGGAATGAGCAACGAGGCATTGCTGGCGCGTTTGATGGCGCAAGCCGAAGCGGGCGGGGCCGATTTGATCACGCTGCGCGGGCTTGCCGAGGAGGCGAGCGAGGCGGGGGCGACGCGAGCGCTGGGTGCGCTGGGGCTCGACGATCCGCGCGCGCGGCGCGACATGGACGATTTGCGCGAGCTGTTGTCGGCGTGGCGCGATGCCAAGAAAAGCGCAGGCCAGGCGGTCGTGAGCTGGATCGTGCGGGTATGTCTCGCGCTCGTCCTGATCGGATTGGCGGTGCGGTTTAGACTAACCGAACTGGTGACGGGATGAGCGTGCGCTTTGCGGGCTATGCAGCGCTGTTCGGACGACCCGACAAGGGCGGCGATGTGATCCGCAGGGGCGCATTCGCGGCGGGCCTCGCGGCAGGTGGCGAAATACCCTTGTTGTGGCAGCACCGCAGCGGAGCAGTGATCGGCCGTATCGAGCATCTGTCGGAGGACGAACGCGGGCTGCGGGTGATCGGAGAATTAGGGAGCGGCGAGGATGCGCGGCGGGTCGCGCGACTGCTCGCGGCCAAGCGCATCGACGGGCTCAGCTTCGGCTATCGCGTGCGCGAGTCCGGGGACAGCGGCGGACTGCGGGAATTGCGCGAGGTCGAGCTGGTCGAGGTCAGCCTGGTCGCCGACCCGATGCAACCCAAGGCGAGGGTCCACGCGGTCGAGTGAACGACGACAAAGTGAAGCAGGTGGACCCCGGCGCAAGGCCGGGGTGACGGTAAAGTGTGTCAATCTTGGAGAAAAAGCATGATCGAAGTGAAGGCGGACAAGCTTGAGGCGTCGTTCGAGGCGTTTGGCGAGGATGACGCAGTGGCCGCGCTGGGCGAGGAACTGGCGCTGCTCAAGAAGCGCATCGACGAGGGTGTGATCGCGGGTCACAGGCCCGCGCTCGACGGGGTCAAGTCGGCCGCGACGAGCGCGTTCATCGAAGGCTATGTGCGCAAGGGAGTCGAGAGCGGGCTCGAGCAAAAGGCGATCGGCAGTTCGACCGATGCCATCGGCGGGTTCGCGGTCCCGCGCGAGATCGACGAGGTCATCGACAGAACCCTGCTGGCGATTTCGCCTATCCGCAAGATTGCCAACGTGGTTCGAGTGGGAAGCGCCGGATATCGCAAGCTGGTGTCCACCGGTGGAACCCCGGCGGGCTGGGTCGGGTTCGAGGCGGCGCGGCCGATGACCAACACCGGGACGTTCGTGGAGATCGTCCCCGCCAATGGCGACCTTTACGCCAATCCGGCGGCGTCGCAGCAGATGCTGGACGACGCGATGTTCGATGTCGAGGCGTGGCTGGCGAGCGAGATCGCGGTCGAGTTCGCCCGCGCCGAGGGGATGGCGTTCGTCAAGGGCACCGGGGTCGCGCAGCCGCTCGGCTTCCTGACCTCGCCCAACGCGATCACCGCCGACGGAGTGCGCCCGATGGGCACTCTCCAGTCGATCGGGACGGGCGTGTTGGCGGGTTTCCCGGCGGCAAACCCGCAGGACAAGCTGCTCGACCTGGTCCAGACGCTGCGCCAGCCGTATCGCCAGGGCGCGGTGTTCGTGATGAATTCGACCACCGCCACGATCATCCGCAAGTTCAAGACCAGTGACGGGGCCTATATCTGGCAGCCGGGGCTGGTCGCGGGAGTGCCGGCGACATTGCTCGGTTACCCGGTGATCGAGGCCGAGGATATGCCCGATGTCGCTGGCAACAGCCTGTCGATCGCGTTCGGCAACTTCAAGGCGGGCTATACCATCGCCGAGCGCAACGCGACCCAGATCCTGCGCGATCCGTTCACCAACAAGCCCTACGTCCACTTCTACGCGACCAAGCGGGTCGGCGGGCAGGTAACCAATTCGGAAGCGATCAAGTTGCTCAAGTTCGCGTGATGCGGGGCCGGTGCGGGCGCGCGGCCCGCACCGGCGCTTTATTTTTGACCATCATCGACAAGGGGGCACCATGGCGGAGCCATTCATTCCGAAGTTCGTCGACCTGGTGCGCAATTTCACGACCACGCAGGGGACGGGCAATTTCGGGCTTGGCGCGGCGGTCCCGGGGCACAGCAGCCTCGCGGGCAAGGTCGCGCCCGGGGACCGATTTTATTATTGCGCAATCGGAGTCGAGAAACCCAGCGAGCGCGAGATCGGGCGCGGCACCTTCCTTTCCAACGGCACCGTGGCACGCGAGCCGGTGTCGGGAGCGCTGACCAATTTCACCAGCGGAACCAAGACCATCGCGCTGGTGGTCGGGGCCGAATGGTTCAGCGAGATCGCCAACGCGCGCCGCGGAGAGGAGATCACTCCGGAGCGGTTCGGCGCCAAGGGCGATGGCGTGACTAACGACACCGCCGCGTTCCAGGCGCTGACGGCGGCGATCAACACGGCCGGCGGGGGCGTGATCGCATTCCGCCCCGGCGCCACCTATGTCGTCGGCGCTCAGACCTTTGGAGCAGCACGAACCACGGGTCGTTTCACCGGCTACACGGGCGTTCCCGAACTGCTGATGGAGTTCGCCAATTGCACCAGGCCGATCGTCATTCGCGGCAACGGCGCGACGATCAAGGCTGCGGTCGGGCTGAAATACGGGACGTTTGACGCCACTGGCGCGGCGACCAGCAACGTGCTGCCATTCTACGGCGCCCAGCTTGCAACGGGTTACGCCTACATGATCCGGATAATCGACTGCCTGGGCTCGGTCCACATCGAGAACCTCGAGCTCGATGGCGGATCGCCGGCGACGGTGATCGGCGGAAAATGGGGCGATGCCGGGTGGCAGATCCCGAGCACCGGCCTGGCCCTGGTCCACCACAGTGGGGGCGCGACGATCACCGGCGTCAGGTCGCACCATCATCCCCAGGACGGCATCGTCATCAATGGCGTGGCGCTGTCGGATGCCGCGCCAAGCGAGCAGATCGACGTCGCGCGAAGCAAGTTCGACTATAATGGGCGGCTCGGCCTGGCCTTCGTCGGTGGCCGCGGCGTCCACTTCCACAATTGCACGTTCAACTGGAACGCCAATATCGCCGCGACCGGGAGCAGCGTCGCGTCCAACCCCGCTTCGGGCGCGGACTTCGAGGCCGAGGGCGGACGCTACAATCGCGATGTCAGCTTCGCCAAGTGCGACTTCATCGGCAATTTTTCGACCCAGATCGTGGCCGACAGCGGAACGCTGACCGACCGGGTGAGCTTCGACAAATGCCGTTTCGTCCAGACCGTCGACAACAATTACTGCCTGTGGCCCAATCGTCCCGGCTTCACCTTCAACGACTGCCTGATCGCGGGCACGATCGTGTCGATGTGGCAAAATCCGCTCAACCCGCATGAAAGAGTGCAGTTCAACCGCTGCATCATCAGCAATTCGAACGAATATAGCCCGACCGGGCTGACCGGCACCGTCAACCGCCTGCTGTTCGACAGCGCGGGAAGCGGAATCGTGCTCAGCGCCTGCCTGCTCGACGGCAACAAGGCCGGGATGAGCGCCAACTGCAATTTCGACACGATGCGCCTTGAGGATTGCACGGTTCGCGCGCGGCTCGGCACGCTGGCGATGCCGGGGCGCTATTCGGGCAGGAGCGAGTTCATCGAGGATGGCGGCCAGATCCTGGCGATCCCGGGCGGTGTCGCGGTCAGCTTCAAGAACAATGGCGGGCACGCCGAGGACCGCTGGGCTTTCACCGCCGGGGGCGTTCGGACGGTCCACCCCGCGACGTTCGACCGACAGCATAACAAGCCGGTGTATGACGCGTCCGCGGCCTTCGACCCGCCAAGCCTTGCCGCCGGAGCCAAGAGTGCGATCCAGACGCTGACCGTGACCGGCGCCGGGCTTGGAGACAAGGTCAGCGAAGTGTCGTTCAGCAACGACCTTGCCGGTGCGCGTATTCATGCGTGGGTGAGTGCCGCCAACGTCGTCAGTTTCTACGCGGTCAACGACAATGGCGCCAATCCGCTGGACCTTGCCGCGGGCACCCTGCGGGTGCGGGTGGTCAAGGCGTGAC